AATAACATCCAGCAGGCGTAGGCCAGCGGCAGGCACAGACTGTTTCGTGCCAGCAGCCAGCGCCAGATCCTCAGTGATTGCACTGGCGTCAGGCTTGCCCTGAACAATGGATTGGTACGACTCGTTCAGCCACCCTAATATTTCTTCGTTCCTCCAACGGGTGCCGCTCGTTGTGGTTTCCTGCAGCAGCAGCTTTGCGCTGGCTATCAGATCACTTACCAGAGTCGTCGCCATTGATTACACCTCGACCATATCGCGGTTGGTTGCCAGAGCTTTCGTGTAGATAAAGGTATGCCCCGTACGCTTGTTTTTAAGCTTTCTGACTTTCGGTGCTGGATCAGGCGTAACGTTCGGTGCAAGCGACGGACTAACCGGCGTAGCTTGCGCAGAAACGGCGGGATCCTGATTTCCATTCCCAGCAGGTTCAGCATTAGTCTGAGTATCATCAGGCGATTGATGAGCCTGATCAGTATTGGCGTCGGCATTTTCGATCAGCTCCAGCACACGCTCCCGTGACTTATCCAAGCCGGTGCGGTTGTGGATGGTTTCGCCAAACTTCTCTTTGGCGATTTCGTGCAGCTCGGCCACGTCGCCACATTGCTTGACGTACTCAGCCAAACTGTTTGATTCGTTGTCATCACCCATGGTGACCTCCAAATAAAAAAGCCCCGGCGAACCAGGGCTTGTGCGTTGCTGTTAGCCTTTGACGGCGTACAGGTGACCGAACACTGCCGGATCAATGACCTTGAAGCCATAAACGTTCAGGCCTCGAACAAGATCACCGAAGTCATCCGGGTTTTTAAGGGTTTCCATTTCCGTCATCTGACTGGCGAAGGTCAGCGCCTTCTTGTGGCCAAAAATCATGTTGGTCACGGAGTCAGTGCCGTCAGTGGTCTTGCTCAGGTTGTTGGACTGGAATACCTCGTACCGGTCCAGCATACCCAGGCGACCGTTGCGGAACGCACTGGTATCGTCACCCATGATCGACGCATCGCGCAGATCAGACTGCTTGAGCAAGTTGCCCATCCAGGCTGGAATGACGATGTAACGACCGGAATCCGGCGCATTGGCTTCGTCAAGGGCCTGAGACGTGTTCAGAATCACATCGAGAACATTAGTCTTGGTGATAGTCACTGGAGCGCCGGTTGCGCCCAGGTTGATGTTGCCAGAGTCGGCGCCAGCGGTTGCGCCAGCGAGACCTGCATCACCATAGACCGTGCTCAATATGCTGGTGTCGATGGCGATTTTCATCTGCTCACCGGCATCAGTAGACCACTGATCCATCAGTTTCATGTCGGACTGATAGGCGTCCACGTCGTTGACCTCAAAGGCAAACGACTTGGCTTTATCAATCGCCAGCTCAACCTTTGCACTGGCTGGCTTCTCGTAAGTGAGTCCTCCGCCAATGGTGTAGTCATTGATGGTAATTGACGGGATGGTACGGATTTGCACCGTGTCACCCATTGATTTTATTTCCGTTCTGTTTCCACCCTAATTAGGGTTTCGTCCTGGCTCTTTATCCAGGCTCCTTACGGTTTCCCGCAAGACCAGACTATATCTTCACTACTTTGGCTGTTTTCCTCGGCTTTTTATAAGCCATACGGGGAACTCTCATACTGTATGTATGTATAGTATCTCCGTTATTTCTTATCTCTACAAGTAGTGTCCCGCACTCTTGCCTGTTTGGCCCGTTCTGGGCTACTGCAGGTAGTCGTTGAACCTTCATCTTGTTCCCAAGACGCTTGGCTGCTGATTGCCCAATCCTCGAACTTTTCAACATTCGCGCTTGCCGTTGCCAGCTACGCTGTAGTGTTCAAGGCTCTAAGGGTGTCCCAGCAATTCACGGGATTTAACGAGAGCTAAAAATTAACCCTCATAATCAGTGTTACTGATCGCGGAAAAGACCGTGTTCAGGTAAAGCTTTTCTACGGCTTTACCGCTCCAGATTTCGGGAATAAAACCCGATGTTGAGCTGGAGCTGTAATCGGGGTGACCCCCGTCACGAGTTGGACCTGCCATAAATTACTCCTGTCGCCTCTCGGCGATAGTTAAATGGTTACGTTAGCCACGGATGCGGCCTTCACGTTGAGCTGCGAAAATGTCGCTCTCAATGGCAGTCGCCTGATCCTCTTTCCCGGCATACGCACCCTGGGATCGATCACGATAAAACTGTTTGATCTCTGCCGATGTGTATGACTTGCCGCCAGCCGGAGTTTGGGTCGTTGACCGCGTAGTTTCCGGCTGAATGGCTTCGGGTGGAGGCTGGCGATTACTGCCATTAACGACCGATTTCATGTCTTCAAACATCCGAATCACAGTCTGGGTATGGAAATTATTAGCAGCTTCGGTCAGAGCATCGTTGCGCTTTCGTCCGGTCTTCTGGTCGTAAGCCAAAAGCCATTTCTGGCCAGCCTCGCTTGACTGCAGCTCTTTCCATTCCGGCACTCGGGCATTCAGATCCGCCCAGAAATTAGCTTCGGTGTCCTCGGCCTTATCCTGAGTCAATCTTTCAACCTGCTTGCGTAGGCTCTGCAGTTCATCCGAATCGCTCTTTCCGCCCTGTGCGTTGCTGACGATGGTGGCAATGGTCTGAATCAAATCAGGACCATACTCATCAACGACCCCCTCGGGGAGCCCTTTCATCAGCGCCGACTGGACATCCTGCGATGGCTCGGCTTGGCTGTTCTTGGCTTGCTCTAACTGCCTTTCCAGATCAGTGATTCTCTGCCGCAGTACCGGTAGTTCACGAACCTCTGAGTTGTACTTACCTTGAAGAACCTCGAAGCGGTGCTGCCAATAAGAGGCATCCCGGGTTTCGTCTTCTTGCTTGGGCTTTTCAACGGGTTTCGCTGTTTCGGTGGGTTGCGGTGCAGGCTCGACCGGTGCGGGTTCCTTCGGTTCGTAACGTTCGGAGCGCATTGCTTCGGCGCGTTCGGCCTGTGCTTGAACTGATTTCGGTACGTCTGTCATGTAGATTCTCCAGCGCCTCGCGGCGGATTGGGAGGGTTGCGAGCTGGCAGGTGCCAGGGTTCACAGAGCGAGCGTCTTAGCGGTTTCGCCCATAAAAAAACCGCCTCAAGATTTCTCCGGAAGCGGCTTTGTTATGGATTGCGGCTTTATTGGTCTTCGCCGCAACCTTAAATATCGTCGATCTCTATTTTTTTCTTCGCAAACTATCTAGCTGGCTTTGAATGTCATCGCGCAGCAGCTTCATAATCCTGAGCCCGCCCTGCGCCCTGTAGATTTCCACTGGCTCGACGCACTGGCCCAGATAAGCCAGGCACTCCCCCTTGTTGTGCGCCATCCATGCCTCCAGTGCGGCCCATCCGGGCGGGTTCTGGTTGGCGAGCTTGGCCAGCGCTTCCATTTGTTCGGGTGTTGGTGCTGGATATTCTGGGGTATGCGTTGGCATTGCGTATCTCGCTCAATAGTTCTTGGATTTCAGCCAGAGTCTTTTCGGCCTTAACCGATTCATGCCCTGCCTCGGCAATGGTTTTCTCGGTCTTCGCCTGCTCGCCCTGGGTCTTGGCTTGAAGGTTTGCGACTTCCTTCTCCAGTTTGGCAAGCTGCAGCTCTTGCTCGGGAGTCATTTGGCCTTGATTCTGTTCTATCTCATCCTCGATGCCTTTTGGCACCAGATCTGGAATGCCCACGCCTTTCGTGACCTGCCGCAGCAATTCGATCTGCCCACGAACGCCCAGCGCCTGACCGACAATGGCTGGATCCGCAATCTTGTCGAACAATTCACGCTGTTGCATAGCTGTGCGTTCACGCTGGAGCATGGCGTTGGAACCTTTCGCGATAACCTTCACGTCTCCTTTGATGCTGTTGTCGTTGCTGAACTGCATGTTGTGTAACCAGTGGGCCTCAACAACGCGGCGGATCACTCCAGAATCGATGTGACCAATGGCGGCTTTGATACCTTTGTTGGCCGATTCCATGAGCATGGACAAACCAGATGCAGTATTTCCGGCACCACCAATCTTTTCGTTTCCGTAAATGTAGCGGGGAATGTTGGTGGCGTCGTCAGCTTTAATCTCGAATTTCTCGAATACAGCCATCAGCTCATTGGCGTTACTGTTTGGCTGGAAGAATCGGACGGCGGGGTTATTGCCGGTCCCTACCCGGTCGCTGTGAGTTCGCCACACTTTCCATGGGTAAACATCCTCTGGATCCTCGCCTGGAGCGAGTCGATCCATGCTGACATCCATCTGAGGACCGGAGGAAATGGCCATGTTATTGACCAGCGACCGTGCAGTGGCGTTGCAAATATCCTGAATGTCATTCATCAGCTCAGGAATGGCCATGCCCCAGAATGAGCCAGCAATGTTTTGGAAGCTCGCCTTGTGGTACGGACGGCGGCGCAGCGGATCATTGTGCAGAATGCACCGGATGCAGTGCTTGCCAATCAGAATGGCTTCCACCTGGTATTCAGCCATTGGGTCAGGCACTTGATCAGGTGACATACCCCACTGCAACAGCGTCAGACCTTGAGCGCCACCCCAGTAATGCAAGCCGTCAATGGTCTCAGTGCCGTGCATCCACTCATCGCGCCGCCCTTCAAGGTTCGCTCGTTCCTGATCACCCCAGAGCCATTCACGCAAGCCGCCCTGACCGTGTTCTTCCAACACCTTGACAATGGCTTCCTCTGAGTAGCCTTTAACTCCTCGCAGCGCATTCAGGCCTGCCCGGGTAAAGCGGCTGTGCTCAATCAGGTTGCTGCCGTCATCAATCGTCGTTGAGTCCGCGCTTGGGTATATATCAAACGGGCTGACCCGTTCTTCTTCAAGCCGAACCTCATCGATCTGCACTGGCTTCCAGCCTTCTTGCCATGCCAGTGTCTTTCGGCGGCGCAGTATCGGGCCTTTCATAAACGCAGCCGGGTAGATAGCAAAGTCTGAAATGAAGCCGTCCAGAGCATCGCCCCAACCACCCTCTGACAACTGATCCTCAATCTTGAGCTCCATCTTGTCGGCGGCCTTCTCAGCCATTTCCTGAGCCCGTGTTTTGGCCTCCTCTACCGCTTCTTCCATCATCTCATTGATGGTTGTCTGGTCAAGCTGCTCGCCATTGGCCTGGAGCTGCTGAACCTGACCGCGAACACCGTCCAGAATGGCAACACGGATAGGCTCAGGCACCTCTGAAATGGGCGTTGGCCCAAGACCCCATGGCCGTTCATCCACCGGCTTTAGAACATCGCGGACCCAGCTTTCTGCTGCCCGGCACTTGGTTGTGGTCAGCTTGATATAGACCTCTGAGCCACCTGTCCGGCGAATCTGTGACAGCTTCTCAGAGCTGTATTCACCCTTGAACCGGCGCAGACAATCCAATAACCGATGCTCAACGTCACGCTTATGTTGCTTGTTCTGTTCCCAGGCCTTGCGGATATGCGCAGACAGACCGCTTTCAATGTTCATTTTCCGGCGCAGGTTTTCTTCCTGCATCGCAGCTTCATTCTCTGATCGCACCAGTTCGGCGTCAGAAGTCCAGCGCATTAATCCCAAACCGGTCATGCTCTAATTCCCTGCTGTTGGATGCTTGCGTACAGACTGCGCTCGCTGTGTCGGCGTTGAAGGGCAGCAAACATGATGTCCGTTACATCCTTGCGGATACCCGCAAAATACCCCTCTGGCTCTTTGGCAAACTCAGTTACGTCTACATCAAATTCAGTCACGAAGTCACCTTTCAGCTCTGCCGTAAAATGGATTAACCGCTTGCGACTGTTGAACATCACATTCAGCTTGCCGTGGGTTGCGTAGAATCGCTTGGATTTGACCGTTAGGTCATCCAGTAACTGATTGACGCCCATGGCTATTTCGTCGCCGTTGGTTTCAATAGCGGTCATGTATAGGCTCTCCAGTTCGATCTCGGGCGGCTTCGCGCCTGTGCCCGTTGAAGCTGCTCAAGGGCTGGCCGAATAACATTGTCGATTGGGTGGAACGTCAGGTTCAGACTGTCTGCCTTGTCCGGGCTTGGCTGGCCGCGCTTCTTCATGTCTTTCTTGGATTCCATCTGGATCCGTAGCTTGGCGTCATAGCCGTACTCGATGCCGGTGTAGTCATCCAGTAGCTCACGATCACCCGGGGGAATGTCGGCGGTCCCAAGCCAGACCTTTGCCTGACCCCAAAGCCATGCTCGCATATTGATGAACTCATCCGGCTCTGGTGCTCGACCAGCGGGCTGAACGTCCACAACGGGTAATTTAAACTTGGTTAATTGGTCGACCACACCACCACCGACTCCAGGCCCGTCCACACAGATAGCCACAATGTTGCTATCGTCGATGAATAGGTCTCGGGCTTTAGTGGCCACCTCGACAGTATCCAGCCCACGATAAGCGTACTGGTAGTGAACTTTTGGGCCTTGGCGTAGCGTGATAACGCTCTGATCGTTACCGAACCGAGCCACATCCACTCCCATGATCTTGGGATACTGCGCGAATTCTTGCGGTGAAAGCTTCCGCTCCTGGGCGGCAATAACCAAACCCTCGGGGATGAACTGCGTGTCACTGATTCGAGGGAACTCACCGCGAACACGAACGCGGAAAAAGTCACTGTCCTCGCCGTAGTCTTCCAGCCACTCCGATATTTTCCGCTTATCGGTCATCTTGGCTGTACGACTATCAACCTGCCGGGTATTCCAGCGGTGTCGATACCGGCTGAAGCATTCTCTGAATCGTCCGGTGTTCCGCGTGGGGTTGCCAAAAACAAACCACATTGCGCCCGGCGTCGTCATCGCGCCTTCCGATACCTCCCAGATGATGTCGGGAATACCAGAGGCCTCGTCGTAGATGATCAAAACGTGCTGTGCGTGTTGTCCGGCGAACGCTTCGCTGTTGTGTTCGCTGTTCGGTACTGCCGCAGTAAACCAGGTTTCCGGATGCTCATTGTGAAAAAACTTGGTGGCCGTCCATGTAAACCAGTGCTTGTTGATTGATCGCTTATGCCAAACTGCCAGCTCCCTCCATGTTTTTGTCGATAGCTGGGTAGTCGTATTTGCTGTGATGATCCCGTTTAAGTGCGGCCGGGTACTCATTGCCCATAAAATTATGATGGCCGTCAGTGCAGATTTACCGATACCGTGACCAGAAGCCGTGGCGTCCTGAATGGATGCCTCAGGGTCTTCATCGAAATTACCGGCAATGCCTTCAAGCACATCGCGCTGCCATTCGTCCGGGCCGTCAGGGAAGTCCTCAAGCGGTCCGGGCTCACCCCAGGGGAACGCATAT